CAAGGTTGCCGCTGTGCGCATCACCACTGCGCATTCACCCACAAGGGAAGGTCATCACGTTCTCATGCCGTCTGTACGGCGCTGGCTCCTGCTCTTGCTCGACCAGCGTTTGCAATGACCTTCGCTTGTGCCGCCTCGTGAGAAGCGGCGCTGCCTTCAGTCTTCTACGAACTCGCGTGATGCAACGTGCCCGTAAAGGTTTTTCTGGACGACGTTTCCAAAGCCGTCGTCACCACGTCCGCACTCAAGCTGCGCCTTGTGCGGGCGCTTGGCGTACATGTCGGAAAACAACATGCTGAAACGGCCAAGCATGTATTTGAAGTTCTCGACCCGCTGCATGTAGTCCATGATTTGCTCCGTTGTTGTGTTGCGGTTGATCCAGCGGAGCGCGCTGTCACCGCGCTCGACTTGAACAACGGTGCTTCCGTTTGTTCTTTCCCATCGACACGGTTTGCTTGTCGATGCCGCACTCGGGCATTACCCCGACAGACTCCCCGGCTCGGATTGACCGGATCTTGGTTCTGACCAGTTATCGCACTGGCAGCGCGGAGTCTTCTTTCTCGCCGGTCTCAGCCGGGTCGGGTCGGTTCGCCCACCGATCGCCGCTCGGTGTTCTGTGCTGCGATGACTAGACTTTAGAGCACTAAAAAAAAGAATGCAAGCGTTTTTTGTGAGCGCAAAGAATCATTGCGGACGCACCGCGCAAGCCCTATGATGGCGAACATGGACGCAAGCACAATCATTGACGCGCTGGGGGGGACTGGGAAGGTCGCTAATCTTTGCGGCATCACACCTGGATCTGTCTCGCAGTGGCGAAACAAAGGCATCCCGCACCCGTGGGCGAAATTCCTTCGCGCGGCGCGGCCGAAGACATTCATCCGGCTGGAGAGGGAGGCCGCAGCGCGGGCGGCTGAGGCAGAAAGGGCGTCGTCTGCGGCCTGAACGGCAGACAACAAAAAGCCCGCTTCATCGCGCTGGCAGGCGCTCGGCGGGCTTGGACATACGGAAGAAAGCATGAACGATTACATCAGCTTTATCAAGCAGAAAACGACTACGGACCCCGATACCGGGCTCAAGGTCGTTCCTCCGCTGAATCCGATGCTGTACCCGCATCAGGCGGACATGGTGCGGTGGGCACTACGTCGTGGGCGCGCGGCTCTTTTTGCCGACTGCGGCATCGGCAAGGGGCCGATGCAGATGGAGTGGGCGTCGAGGCAGCCGCATGAGTGCATCATCGCCGCGCCGCTTGCGGTCGCGCATCAGTTCGTTCGTGAAGCCGAAAAGTTTGGCGTCGATCTGGCGTATGCAAAGGATCAGGCCAGCATCACCAAGCGCATTACGGTCACGAACTACGAGCGCCTGGATGGATTCCACATTGATCAGTTCGGCGCGGTGGCGCTCGATGAATCTTCGATTCTGAAGAACTCCGCGGGGGCGTACAGCACATGGATGATCGACGCTTTCAAGTCGGCACCGTTTCGCCTGTGCTCATCGGCGACGCCTGCGCCTAACGACGTAATGGAGTTGGGCACACAGGCTGAATTCCTAGGTGTGATGACGCGCGGCGAAATGCTCGCTATGTACTTCACGCACGACGGCGGCGATACATCGAAGTGGCGTGTCAAGGGTCACGCGCAAAAGGCGTTTTGGGAGTGGATGGCATCGTGGGCGGTAATGATCCGCAAGCCTTCCGATCTTGGCTATAGCGATGACGGATTCATTCTCCCGCCGCTTGAGATGCACGAGCACTGCATCAAGGTTTCGCAGCCAACCGGCGGATTCCTGTTTGCCCTTGAAGCGCAGACGCTTCAAGAACGCCAGAAGGCCCGACGCGACAGCATTGAGGACCGCGTGCGCGCCTGCGCAGACCTTGTGAATGGATGTGACAGGCCGTTTCTGGTGTGGTGCAACCTCAACGAGGAAAGCAGCCAGCTTGCTGCCGCAATTCCCGATGCGGTCGAAGTGCGCGGCAGCGATAGCGACGACCACAAGGAGGCCGCGATAACGGGCTTCCTGTCTGGAAAGCATCGGGTGATGGTCAGTAAGCCGAAGATCGCCGGTCTTGGCTTGAACCTTCAGCACTGCGCAGACATGGCCTTTGTGGGGCTGTCCGACTCATACGAACAGCTCTATCAGTCCATTCGCCGATGCTGGCGATTCGGCCAGACGCGACAGGTGAACGTCCATGTCATCACCGCCGAAACAGAAGGCGCCGTAGTGGCGAACATCAAGCGCAAGGAAAACGAGGCAGAGGCAATGTACGACAACATGATCGCGCACATGAAAGACCTGAACGCCGCTGCGCTGCACGGCGCGACGCTGCGTAACAAGACGAACTACGCGCCATCCGTTGAGATGGTAATTCCTGCATGGATGGGGGTGGCAGCATGAGCAAGGTACTGGATCAAGCGAACGGTGATAACTGGACGCTCTGGAATGCGGACTGTATTGAAGTCGTCAATGCGCTGCCGGATAACTCGCTGCATCTAAGCATCTTTTCCCCGCCTTACGCGAGCCTCTACACGTACTCGAACAGCGACCGCGACATGGGCAATTCGGCCAGCGATGCGCAGTTCTACGAGCACTTTGATTACCTTGTTGCCGGTCTTCTTCGCGCGACCATGCCCGGTCGTATCGTGTGCGTCGATGTGATGAACATTCCGGCGATGAAGGAGCGAGACGGGTTCATCGGCCTGAAGGATTTTCGCGGAGACATCATCCGCGCGTTCATGAAGCAGGGGTTCATCTTCCATTCTGAGCATTGCGCGTGGAAAGACCCTTTGATTGAAGCAACCCGCACGAAAGCCCTGGGCTTGATGCACAAGCAGCTTTGCAAGGACTCGACGCGCTCGCGTGCTGGCATTCCGCAATACCTGCTGGCCTTCCGCAAGGACGGAGAGAACCCCGAGCCTGTCGCGCATCAGAACGGACTTGAATACTTCGTCGGAGAGAATGAGCCGACGCACGGGACGCTCTCTCATGAACGGTGGCGGCGCTACGCCTCGCCGGTATGGATGGATATCAATTTCAGCAACACGCTGAACGCCAAGGCTGCGCGTGAAGCTGAAGATGAGCGCCACGTTTGCCCGATGGCGCTGGATCTGATCGAGCGCGCTATCCACCTGTGGAGCAATCCGGGTGACGTGGTATTTGACCCGTATTCCGGTATTGGCAGCACTGGATACATGGCGATTAAGACGGGCCGCAAGTTCATCGGATCGGAACTGAAAACCGCGTACTTCAAGCAGGCAGTGAAGAACATCGGGCAGGCGCGCGAGTCGCACGGCGGGCTGTTTGATTCGATGGATGCCGCGTAGGCGCTATGAACTATTACGAGCGCCATCTCGGTGATTACGCCAAGGACACGGCGCACCTGTCAATGATCGAGCACGGAGCCTACGGGCTCCTGCTGGATCGTTACTACGCGACGGAATCCGGCATCCCTGCTGCGCAAGCGCACCGCCTCGCAAGAGCTAGGACAGAGGACGAGCGTAATGCAGTTGATGCGGTGCTGGATGAGTTTTTCGTTCTGATCGATGGGGTCTGGATAAATCATCGAGCAGAGGAAGAAATCAAGAAGGCATCCGCTCGCATCAAGGCTGCGCAAGAGAACGGGAAGAAGGGCGGCAGACCGAAAAAAGAAACCGAAGAAAAACCCAGTGGGTTTTCGTTGGGTTCGTTTTCGGAAACCCAAGCGAAAGCTCACCAGACACCATGTACCAGTTTACTAATTCCTGACGGAATTAGTAGCGCGCTAACTGCGGACGATGAGCCGCAGCGGAAAACCTCGGGGACACCGAAGCGCGCCACGCAACTGCCTGAAGACTTCTATCCTGACGGCACGGCATTGAGCCTTGCTGCTGAACTCGGGGTGTCTCTGTCTGCTGAACTTCCGAAGTTCCGCGACTACCACACAGCCAGGGGAAAGCCGATGAAGGACTGGCAGGCCGCGCTGCGGACGTGGCTGCGCAACGCAAAGCAATTCGCCAAGCCTGCTGCAAGACAAACCGAGTCGGATCGCCGCGCTTCATGGTTTGCCGACATCACAGGGAGAAGCCGCGATGCAATCGACGCACCTGCCCGCCTCTTGGGTTGAGTCGCTTTTCGGGAAGCTGGCTGCGCTCTACGGGGACCAGTTCTTGCGCAAGTGGGAGCATGTCCCGAAGGCGGATTTGTTGGCGACATGGGCGGAGGCGCTTGGGCCGTATGCCGACGATGGCGAGCATCGCGGATCGCGGATCAAGTGGGCGCTGATGCAGTTGCGGGACAACAACCCGTTCCCGCCGACTCTGCCGGAATTCGTTCAGCTCGTGCGCCAAGCGCCGCGCCCGCAGCCTGTTGCATTGCCTGCGCCAAAGGTTTCACCGGACGTTGCGAAGGACAGAGCCGAGCAAATCGCACGGGCAGCGAAGATAGCCGCAGGCAAGCCGCAAGACCCGCTTGCATGGGCGAAACGCGCCGATCTTGTGCCGCGTATCCCTGGTAGCGCCTGGGAGTCGTTTCTGATCGCGTTTGCGCGCGAGGACGGACAGGGGATGAGGATTCTTCGGGCTCACGTCGATAGCGGGGTTAGGTTCTCTGCCCGCGTAGATGCGTTCCTGAGTCAATCGACAGGGGATTCCCAATGAAATGCGGTTCGTGCGGATCAACGTTGCGCGTGACGAAGGTTTCCTACAGCTCGGCAAAGCATGTGCGCCGTCGTCGCAAATGCAGTGGATGCGGCGCGTCTTTCACAACGCGCGAGATTTTCGAGGGCGCGTGGCTTGAGGCTGACGGAACGGTAATGCCCAACTCTGCGGGGGTGAAGTCGTGACAGACGAAGAAACCCGCCAGCACATGCACGAATGCGAAGTGCGAGATTGCATCAAGCGGTTTTACCCGGACGGCAATGCAATGGCTGCGCACCTTGATCTAGTCGATAAACGCCGTGGCAAGGAAGCGGGAAACAGGTTGCGCGAGGACGTGCGCCGCGCGTGGAAAGAACAAGCGAGGAAAAAATCATGATCGGCTTCAACAATCGCAGCTCAGAAGACGCTTACCGGGAGCAGACCGACCGCATCACCAGCAGCGCACCCGGATTGTTCTCTTACTCGTGGTCCTGCAAATCCTGCGGGACGAGGATGTATCGCGGCGCGAAGAAAAAGCAGGTTGTACCGGGTGCGCCGAAGTTCGGATTCATCTGCATTGACTGCCACGAAAAGCGGGGTGAAAAGTGACCGCGCTCATCCATTTCGTCTTCGTCGTCATCGGTTTTTCTGCCCTGTTCCATTTCATCGACGTGACCGAACCGAGCACGCCGAAATCTCAGCGAGTCCGTATTGCGTGTCTGATGGCTTACGAGGTGTTCATTCTGGTTTGGGCCGGTCTCCTTCTGTGGGGTGACGCATGAAACACAAAACAGCAATGATCGCAAATTCATGGGCTGCCGTTTGGCCCGATGGAACCGTGCTCGTTGATAACAGGTTTTTGAACGAAGCAGATACGTGGAAGATCGCGCTTGGCTGGCCGACGGAACAGGAAATTGAAGAAGCAAAAAAGCGCGGCATGCGTGTATGCAAAGTAACGGTTGTTGTTCCTGTCGCGGAAAAGCCATGACCGAAGAACAAGCGCGCGAACGGTTGCGCCAGTACATCGGCCAGCACTTTGGCTCAGTCACCCGAGCAGCGGACGGGCTGTATGTCTCGAACGCCCACCTTACCCACATGCTCAACGGTCGCAAGCGGATCAATGACCGGCTGCTGAAGCTGATCGGACTGCGCCGGGTTGAGGTATTGGAGCCGCTGAATTGAGGACGTTCAAGCCGCGCGAGAAAACCTGTCGGGCGTGCGGCAATCGCTACATGCCCGTCAAGCCGATGCAAAAGGTTTGCGGTCCTCTGTGCGCAATCCAATTCGCTCAGTCAGAGCGGGCGAAGAAAGAACGCAAGCAGGCCGCACATGAGCGCGCAGAAGCCCGTAGAAGGCTTAAGACAAGGGCTGACTACATGCGCGAGGCCCAAGCCGCCTTTAATAGCTATATCAGGTTGAGAGACGCGAATCGTCCGTGTATCTCATGCGGGCGATTTCACGAGGGCCAGAATCACGCAG